CAAGACCTGCCGTGACACTTTCTAAATAGGACTGCGGCGAGTTGCTAATATCTCACACCTGGTTTATAATACCAAAGTATCACCAAGGTTCTCCAATCATGCCGACTATCTATCAGCAAGCACAGAAGCAAAGGTATCGCATCACTCTTGATATTACTGCACTAGGTGACTTCGACCCGCACAATATCAACTGGGATAAACTCTTCGGTTTGGAGGGTAGTGAATACTGCGAGGCATATGTAGAGGACTTGCATACACCTGACACCTGGTGAGTAACACTAACTGAAGCCTGTAAAGTGTCTCAGTAGTATGAACACCACTACCACACAAATGACCACTGAAACTTACAACGGTTGGGCAAACTACGAGACCTGGAATGTTGCACTCTGGTTAGGTAATGATGAGGGAATGTATAACCTTGCACGCGGATATGCGGAGCATGGTTATAAGTCTCTCTCCCACCTGTTAGTTGAACTTTTCGGACCTGAAACGCCCGATGGTGTACACTGGCAGGACTGTGAGTTAGACATCTTTGCCCTGAGTGATATGCTGCTTGAATTCTGATAATCAGTGCGGGGCAGTTGTTGACACTCTGCCCCTTATGTGTTAGAATCACAGTGTCGCAAATCGCAGTGTTTTAGGGTGCGGTTGTTGATGGCGGCGGGCGGCGTGGCTAAAACCGCCTAACTACCCTAACCTACAGAGGTGACAAATCGCGAGAGTGATATTGAGTTGATAAAAAAAATTTTGAGTATATAAAAAGCGTCTGTAAGGTCGCGTATAGAAAAAAATTTCTGCCCACCAAAAAATGATTCTGAGGTTGAAACCAAGTGAAAAGATATTGGAATGTACCCCGTGTAGTTTTCACGTATGTGACTGCGCGGGTTTTTTATGATATATTGATGGCAATATGGAGAGGACCTGGAAGGTTTTTATTGTGTATTGTAGTGGGTGCATTGATTATCTCATTGATATAGATAGTAAAACTGGAGGGAACTTATGAGTAAAGTGTACAAGATTTATATTAAGGATAAGTGTGTGTATAATGATTTGAAGGAGGAAGAATTCAAGGCAACATGGAGTAGTTTACGTGGGATGGTAGGATTAATGAAGACTGATTATAATGAGAAAGATTTATCGTATCTAATTGACAATGTATAGATAACATGTTAGAATTGATTTGAGTTACACAGACTTATGGCAAAAGGATTTACGGTAAAAGCAAACACACCAATCAAGAAGGATAAAGGACCAGAGTGGGATATTGAGGATATCAAATCACGAATGAGAGGTAAGACGATTGTATTTTGTCTACCTGGTCGTGGATGTTCTTATATTTTCATGAAGAATTTCGTTCAACTATGTTTTGACTTAGTACAGAATGGAATGAGCATTCAGATCAGTCAAGATTATAGTTCAATGGTAAACTTCGCACGTTGTAAGTGTTTAGGTGCGAATGTATTGCGTGGACCGAATCAGGTGCCATGGGATGGTAAGTTACAGTATGATTATCAGCTGTGGATTGACTCGGATATTGTATTCAATACTGAAAAGTTCTGGCAGTTATGTGATATGGCAATTGCCGCAGATGGTACGGAGAAAGAGGTAGTTGCTGGATGGTATGCTACAGAGGATGGTCAGACGACATCTGTTGCACATTGGTTAGAGGAGGATGATTTCCGTAGTAATGGCGGAGTGATGAATCACGAAACTGTCGAAACCATTACAAAACGGAAGAAACCATTCACCGTAGATTACACAGGTTTTGGGTGGGTATTGATTAAGAAGGGAGTCTTTGAGAATCTTGAGTATCCATGGTTTGCACCAAAGATGCAGGTGTTTGAATCTGGTAATGTACAAGATATGTGTGGAGAGGATGTGTCGTTTTGCCTCGATGCAAAGGAAGCAGGGTTTGAGATTTGGTGCGACCCTCGCATTCGCGTTGGTCATGAGAAAACTCGTATTATCTAAGGAGGTATTGAATTATGATGATGAAAGGTGGGAATTATGTTCCGAGTAAACCAAAGAAAACTCGCCAAGGTAACTCGCAAAATACGTTATGTAGTGCAACGAGTCGTAATAATAAGAAGAAGCGTTATCGCGGTCAAGGAAGGAAATAAGAGAACGGGACCCTTTGGGTCCCTTTTTTTGTATAGATAGAAAAGATATAAAAGTTGATATGGCGTGTTTAATTGCGAATTTACCTGCTCTTGAAGTATGGGTAAGAAAAGAATATTTGACTGATCATCAGAGTGGTCATGGTGAGTTTGTAAAAGGTGTATGGGTATCAATAAAGAGTATACCTGGACGTGCATTTTATTTTGAGACTTATCTACCTGAATATGCTGCAATGTATGATAAGTTACCAATTGCGGCATTTGTATCAGAACCAAAGACACCAGACCCTGATATGCCATTGAATAATTTACAGTTCTGGAATTGTATGGATTATGGTGTTGTAGCAGTTCAGAAGCAATTTATAGGTTCAATGGACTATGAGTGCTACACAAGGGATTACGGGGCACAGAGAGGCATATACGTGTGTACTATCGACAATTATCACCAGGACCCCGATGCCATTGATTATAGTACATCAGAGATTCCATCAGAACATAAGTCACATAATTTGATTGAGTTGAATAATGGACAATATGCATTATATCCAAACAATCGAGTTCGTATCTATGATAATAGTTTGACACCGAAGGAACCAATGATGCCTGATTTCAAGGTATCTACAATTGAGTATCAAGTTGAGAATGGATATGATAAAGATGGTTTAGGAAATGAGGAAGATTACTTTTGGAAAACATCAAAAGAAAGAGAGAATATGGTCGATAAATAACTCATAATTGCTGTATGTTAAGTGCCGCTAGAGCGTATTAGTCAAGGATTCAAAGATATTAGTATGTCATTTCAGACGAATCCATTGACGGATGATCTGATTGTACTAAAGGATGCGAATGCAATTGCACGTTCAGTTCGTAATATTGTACTTACAACACCTGGTGAGAAATTTTTTGATCCAAATTATGGAACTAACATCAGTGAATCATTATTTGAAAATTTGAATGTACTGACTGCAGATGTAATCAAATCTCAAATTCAGTATTCAATTGAAAGGTTTGAACCAAGAGTTAGATATGTTGATTGTGTTGTAAGTGCAGATGAAGATAATGGAGCACTTGATGTAACTCTTACATATGAAATTATAGGACTTGATATTGAACCACAGGATCTTCAATTTATTTTGCAACCAACTAGGTAAAGATGCCATTAACCAATTATACGAACCTAGACTTTGGTCAGGTCAAACAATCACTCAAGGATTACTTACAGGCTAATTCGACTTTTACGGATTATGACTTCGAAGGTTCTAACCTTTCGACAATTCTTGATGTATTAGCATATAATACCTATATTACTTCATATAATGCCAATATGGTGGCAAATGAAGTATTTTTAGATAGTGCTACACTCAGAGAGAACGTAGTATCAATCGCAAGAACGATTGGTTATATACCTAGATCAAAGAAAGCAGCGCGTGCTACGATAAGTTTTTATGTAAATGTTGCTGATGTAGTTCCAGCACCCACATCATTGACATTGAAGAAGGGTCCTGTTGCGACATCATCAGGAACATTCAATTCTGGTTCGTTTATTTTCTCAATATTAGACGATATTACGGTTCCGATTCAGAATGGGTTAGCAACTTTCACGAATGTTCCCATTTATGAGGGTGTTTTAGTCAGTCAGAACTTTACTTACAATAGTAGAACACCATATCAGAAGTTTATTTTACCAAATGCAGGCATTGATACTGATTTGATGTCTGTTTTCGTGAAGCAAAATGAAGATACAAACATCACAACTCGTTATGCATTACAAAATAACCTCTTCCAAGTAAATTCAATCTCCAATATCTACTATATGCAAGAGATTGAAGACGAAAGATATGAGATTTTCTTTGGTGATGGTATTTTTGGTCGTAAATTAGAGGATGGAAACTATATTACAACCAATTATATCGTCACAAATGGCGAAGCAGGCAATGGAGTAGCAAATTTTAACTTCTCAGGTCGTCTTACATACGTTAGAAACTCTAATGAATATACTGTTGCTGGTGGTATTTCGTTGTTGACCACTGGCGTTACGTCATCTGGCGGCGATACGATTGAGTCTGTAGAGTCAATCAAGAAATTTGCACCTAATGTTTATTCAACACAGAACAGAGCAGTCACTTCTAGTGACTATGAAGCACTGATTCCGACTAAAATCTACCCAGAAGCAGAGTCAATCTCCGTTTTTGGTGGTGAAGAACTCAATCCACCTCAATATGGTAAAGTTTTTATCAGTATTAAACCCAGATTTGGTGATTTTATTCCAAATTTGATCAAAGAGAACATCAAAACAAGGTTGAAGAACTATTCAGTTGCTGGAATTGTGACTGAAATCCTTGATTTGAAGTATTTGTTCATTGAAGTTGACTCAAAAATTTACTATAATTCAAATTATACGTCATCTTCTCAGTTACTTGGAGGCAAAATTCAAGAAAATGCTGAAAAATACGCAAATTCGACAGAATTAAATAGATATGGAGCAAGATTCAAATATAGTAAATTCCTCAAAATCCTTGATGAGACTGATCAAGCAGTAACTTCAAACATTACTAATATTTCAATCAGAAGAGATTTGAGAATTGTTGTAAATACTTTCGCAGAATACTCCATTGGTTTTGGTAATCGCTTCCATATCAAGAACATTACTGGTTATAATATCAAATCTTCTGCTTTTAGAATCAGTGGTGTTGAGCAAGATTTGTATTTGAGTGATCTTCCTAATGCAGATAGACTCACAGGTTCATTATTCTTCTTTACTGTTCCAACTCCCAACTCACAAACTCCACAGATTGTTAGACGAAACGTTGGAAGAATCGATTATGTAAGAGGTATTGTGACTCTGAATCCTGTAAATATTGTTTCAGGCAAACAAGTTGATGGTCAAACAGTTGTTGAGATCTCAGCAAACCCACATTCTAACGATGTTGTCGGATTACAGGATCTTTATTTGCAACTAGATATAGGTAATAGTATATTTGATATGATTGTTGATGATATATCATCTGGTGTTGACTCTTCAGCATCAACTTTTATTACTTCTTCAAGTTATCCAAATGGTTCACTTGTTCGCTCTGGTGGTTCTAATGTAACTGGTGGCAATAATGTAACAGATGCATTGACTAGAGGCGGTGTAAACGCAACACAATCTCCAGTATACAGTACTGGTGGCGCAACACAAGCACAGAGTAGTGTAGTTACCAGCACACAAAGTGTTGGTGGTACACAAACCACACAAACAAGTGGTGGTTCATCAGGTGGCGGTAGTTCTTATTCTTCCGGTGGTTCAGGATACTAATAAACAACGCATAAAATGACAGAAACAAGAGTAAAAATCAGCACTATCGTTCAGAGTCAGTTACCTGACTACGTAAAGAGCGATTATCCAGTAGCAGCAGAATTTCTGCAACAGTATTATAGAGGCGTTGAATATCAAGGTGCTCCTGTAGACTTGATTGATAATATTGATGATTATATAAAGATCGACAATGTTACCAATCTGAACACCAGTGTTGTCCTAAAAAACAATACAAATTCTACTACAAAAACAATTGAAGTCGATGAACAGATATCTCCTCTTGGGACATATGGTTTTCCTGACACATATGGTCTCATCAAGATTGGTGATGAGGTTATTACCTACACTGGAAAGACTGATTTTACTTTTACCGGGTGTGTAAGAGGTTTTAGTGGCATTTGTGATCTCAAAAAGGAAGGAAGTCCCGAAGAAGTTCTTTTTGAGGACACAAATTCACAAAGACACTCTAAAGGAGACGAAATTCAGAACCTAAGTGTCCTGTTTTTGCAAGAATTTCTTAAAAAAATCAAAGCTACCTATGCTCCTGGGTTCCAAGACAGAGAATTTTACTCAGATATTAATCAAAATATCTTTGTTAAGCAGTCAAAAAACTTTTATGCGTCAAAAGGCACTGAAGAATCGTTCAAAATTCTCTTCAAAGTGCTTTATGGCGAAAATGTAAATCTTTTATCACCATCAGAGCAACTTTTTAGACCTTCAGATGCTAATTATGACAAAGTTGAGAGTATTATTGTCGAAGAAGTAACTGGAGATCCTACACAATTAGTCAATCTTACTCTTTTTCAAGATAAACCAACAAAATCCTATGCTCCAATTGCATATGTAGAGACTATTGGTCAACCTGGACTAGGAAAAACCTACTATCGACTTGATATTGACGCAGGTTACAACAGAAATCTGAGAGTTAATGGTAGTGTTTACGGTGAATTCAAACCAACACCTAAAACTAAGATTACAACCTCCGTTGCTGTAGGTGCTTCACATATTGATGTTGATTCTACTGTTGGATTTGCTCAAACTGGTAACTTGTTTGTTCAATATGGGGATGGTGGGTCTGGTATTAGCTACTATGGTTCTAAAAACCTAACTCAGTTTACTGATACTGACATTATACTAAGAAACATATCTGCTGAAACAGAAGTTGCTGATAATGATATATTCGCTTACAATGGAGACACTAAGGTTAGAATAACCAACATCTTGAGTTTACCATCTGTTCCTGAAAATAGTCATTATTACAGAAAAGGTGATGTTGGAAGAATCAAAACTCTTGGAATTGGCGATACTGGGTTCAAAGCAGTTTCTTGGTTATCAAATAATCGCTCTGTATATACTGTCAACTCTATTTCGGTAGCAGACCTTTCCGATAACTCATATTTTGTAAATTTGAACAATCCACATTACATTTATGTTGGAGATGTTGTTGAAATTGAAAGAAATGACGGTGTAATTGTAAATTCAAGAGTCGGTTCTTTGATCAGTGAACGTTCTCTGAAGATTTTTGCAGATTCTACTCTTGATCTATCAAGAACTTATATTCTTAGACGTAATATTGAAAGATCTGCGGCAGACTATTATCAAGGTCTTGATAATCTGACCTCAAACGTTCAGAATGTCTATAAAAACAACTCAGATAATTCATTTTTGATTGCATCATCATCTTTACCTAATTACAATATTCTTCTTCCGAGTCATATCAAGGAAGTAACAGGAACTTTCGTTGGAGATACGTTTAAAGTCAACGGACACGGGTTTTTCACTGGTGATGAGGTATGGTACTCTTCCCAGAAAGTTGGCATTTCAAGTTATAGCGAATTATACAGAAATACTGTCTCTTTACAGACTGCATCTAAGTTATTTGAAGATGGTTTGTATTATGCATATCGCGTTGATGGAAATAACATTAAACTTGCAAGAAGTTTGCAAGATTTATACTTCTCTTTGAAAAATCCAGACCAATCTAAATTCATTTCACTCGAAGACCCAGTAACGGTTGCTGGTAATACAATACAGAGAGAACAATTCTACGGAAAGACCCTTTCTACTCAAAAACTGATTAGACAGTTTAATGAACCTGAAGAAATTGCAGGAACTTATCCAACACACGCCGGTTATACCGGAATGTTGTTGAATGGCGTTGAAATCTTAAATTACAAGTCTCACGATAACGTATATTATGGAAAAATTGAAGATATTGAGGTAACTTCTACAGACAGAAATTTTGATGTCATAAATCCACCTAATTTGATCATTGCTGATGATTTTGGTGTTAGTGCAGCAGGAGCATTAGCAGTTTCTGGTGATTTGCAGGAAATTCGCATTTTAGACAGAGGATTTGACTATGAAGAACCTCCAATCGTAAGTATTACTGGCGGAAATGGTTCTGGTGCAATTGTATCAGTTATGATGAAGGCACTTGAACACCAAACAGAGTTTGATGCATCTTCTAGTGTTTTTGTCAATCTTTCCGAATCTGGTAGAACAATTGGGTTCTCCACTTATCACAAATTTAGAGATTTTGAAGTAATTCAGTACAATACTAATGGACAGAGAAATATTGTCGGTCTTACGACAAATGCACAGTATTATGTAAAGTCTATTGATGCTACAACTATCAAACTTTATAATAAACTGGATGATGCTGTCTCAGGAATCAATACAATTAGATATAGTGGTCTTGGTGTAGGAAAACATATTTTCAAGTCCATCATTAAGAAAAATGTTTTAGAAGCACTCAACATTATTGATAGTGGTGATGGTTATCAAAATAGAAAAACTTTCGCACAACCTGCAGGTATTCAAACTTCAAATAACACTATTCATATCAAGAGTCATGGGTATAGCACTGGGGATGCACTGAAATATTTTGGTAGCACAGAAGGAACATCTAATCAAATTAGTGGTATCAATTCAACATCAGAGTATTATGTAACCGTTGTTGATAATGACAAGTTCAAACTTTCTGAAACTGGAACAGGAACAGTTGCGAAAGATTTCTACGCAAAGACAGGTCAATTCAAGCAACTCACATATTCTGGTGTAGGCACGCATACGTTCAATTATCCACCCATTTCTGTAACGCTTACGGGTAAAGTTGGACTTGCTTCAACCGGCAATGAGACTTTTACTGCTAAAGTCCAACCTATTTTCCGTGGAGAAATTACTGCAGTAAATCTCTCTAACCACGGTGTTGGTTATGGCGTAACAGATATTATCAATTATCATAGAAAACCAGTTATTACTTTCTCTCAAGGCAAAGATGCTCAATTGAAACCGATCATATACAATGGCGGCATTAGTGAAGTTATTGTGATGAATTCTGGTTCTGGGTATGTTTCTACTCCAGACTTGAGTATCATTGGTCCAGGAAATGGTGCAATTTTGACTCCCGTTATGGATAACGGCAGAATTGTATCTATATTTGTCGTAGAACCTGGAGTGGGTTATGATCAAGATAACGTATCTGTTACCGCAACTCCTCCACAGATACTCTCAAGATCAAAGTTTGATTGTAATATCCAAAAATGGAAAGTAAATTTATTCACGAAAAACTTTGATTTCTTTACTCTTGATGATGGCATTCTTGATATTGCCAATAAAGCAGGCAATGGCATTGAATATGCTCACATGTATGGACCAAGAGAACTCAGAAAGAGTTTATATTCACAGGACCAAAATGGTGAGAAACTCTATGGTCTTACAGATCTTAGATTTAACGGCACAGAATTAGTTTCTGATAATCACTCACCTATTATTGGTTGGGCATATGATGGCAATCCAATCTATGGTCCATACGGTTATTCTACTCAAGAGGGTGGTGTTGCAATTCAGTTGAAGTCTGGTTATAGAGAGTCTTCCTCAATTCTTCCCAATAGACCCTCTGGATTTCCACCCGGTTTCTTTGTTGAAGACTTTGTATATTATAAGACTAATGATATTTCTGTTCTGGATGAAAATAATGGAAGATATTGTATAACACCAGAATTCCCCAATGGAACTTATGCATATTTTGCAACTTATCAAGAACTGACAGATTCGGATGGTCCTTTCCAAAACTATAAGAGACCTTCATTCCCATATTTGATTGGAGAGAATTATCACTCTAAACCAAATGAATTTAATTTATCTGAGGATTCTACACAGACGGAATATGACTTAAACACAAGTCCTTATCGTAGAATTACTTCTTCTTATAATTTCTTTGATAAGAATCTTGTTTATCCATATGTATTCCTTCCAGATGATCTGAAGCAGACTATAAGCGTCAATTTTACTCAAATTGATGAAGTTACTAAGGTAGTACCAGAAAATGGTATTGATGGAGAAGGAGATTTTTATAGAGTAGGCGATGCTATCTTCTTTGATAATGCTCAAACTGGGGGTAGAGGTGCTGCTGCTAGAGTCTCTTTTGTTAGAGGTAAAACGGTCGGTCTAATAACAAATACTACTAGTGTTTACGATATTGAAATTTTGCCATCTAAAAAAGATGGTGACTTTGTTGCTATCTCTACAGATCCTCAAGGGTTTTCAAATAAAGAACTGATTCAGATTACTGGTCTTTCTACAACTTCAAATTATCTTGAAGGTGCATATAATATTGCAATTCGACCAAATGTCTTTACTTTGGTTGGTTTAGGAACTACAACAACTGCAATAGAAGATGCTTCTACTACAGGCATCGTAACATATGTAAATCTTATCAATCGTCCTCTAATTGATGATAATATCAGATCTAATGATGTTATTCAAATCAATAATGAGAAGATGAGAGTTCTCAACGTTGATAGAGAGTCTTCTAGAGTAAAAGTTCATAGAGAAAGATTTGGAACTACAAGTGCAGAACATCGAGTAGGAACTGCTGTTACAGTCAATGCAAGGGAGTTTAGTTTTACTGCTGGTATACAAACAACCTTTGTAAGTAAACGTAATAAAGTTTTGTATTTTGTACCAAATGAATCTTTAGGTATTGGTGCAACTAATGATCTCGGTATTGGTAAGACAGTTGTTTTCTCAAATCCAGGTTTTGGTATTACATCAATATTTGTACCATCTCAAAGAATTTATCTTAAGGATCATGGTTTAGAGACTGGTGATATAGTTGAATATAATAGAGGAGATGGTAACTCTATTGTATATGAAGATACTAATACTGCTGTAGGTGTTGGAACTACTGTCTTGGACGGTCAGAAACTCTACACTGTCAAGTTTGACAAAGATATGGTTGGTTTCGCAACTGTAAGAGTTGCTCTTTCTACTGAGGGTGTTTATGTCGGTGTTGGCAGCACTTCAAGAGGGTCTAGATTGGTATATTGGAAAGAAACAGGTTCCGGTATACTTCATAGTTTCAAGACAAAATATCCAACTCTTACAGGTAAAGCAAATAAAAACCTTGTTACTGTATCTACTGCTTCCACACACGGATTATCTTCTGGACATTCAATCAATATAAATGTCAATCCCAGTACAACTAAAGATGTAAAAGTCGCATATAATGATTATCATAGAAAACTTGTAATTGATCCAAAAGAGTTCAATGAAGATGGTGTGGACGAACTTAGTGATAGCATTACTATTACTAATCATGGGTTCAAGACTGGAGATAAAGTTATTCATACTAGTGAGTATCCAGTCACTGCAGTAGCTAATAACGGAATTTTCTATGTGGTTAAAATAAATGCAAATAAGTTCCATCTTTCTGAAACTCAATATGATGCGTTATCTTCAGTTCCAACTCCAGTTGGTCTCGCTTCAACTTCAGGAACTCTTTCCGCAGTCAATCCAAAGATTGATACAAATGGTAGTAGATTTATAAAGTTTGATCTGTCTGACCCATCTCTCGCATATCAAGCAACTCTCAATTCAACAAAACCTGCATTTAGATTTGATATCTTTGGTGAAAAAAAAAATAAAAAACGGTGGGAGAAATCAACACTACTCGATGAGAGATTAAATTATACGGTTGGTGGCGTAGTTGGTGTTGATGGTTCTGCAACTTTACGATTTGACAAGGCGACACCCGAGTTCT